CCGTAGGTTCACTGCTCATTTATTAGATACTTTAGTATAATTTTACACATTCAAATCTGTAAAGGATATAACAGAATGCCCGGTGGTCTTATGCAATTAGTTGGCAAGGGTGCCCAGGATCATTTGGTGATCGGAAACCCATCGTTCACGCACTTCAGATCAATGTATAAGCGTCATACCGACTTTGCTATGGAGCACTTTCGTCTCTACTTTAAAACTACAAAGATTAGCTTGCCGCCTGCAGGAACGATTCGCTTACAGACAAAGATAGACCGCAACGCTCAATTAGTAAATGATTGTTATTTGAGTGTAACACTTCCTGACATTTATTCACCTGTAGCTCCTGTAACTCCTGGTGCCCATCCTACTATAAATTCATCAGCAAGTGCGATTGGGTATGAGTTTCAGTGGGTCCGCAACATTGGTTACAATATGATACGGTCTGTATCTGTTTTGATCAACGGTCAAACAATTGTAAGTCATACAGGTGAATGGATGAAATTATATGCTGAACTAAAATTCGATGCAAACAAAAAGGCAATTCTAGATCAGATGACGGGAAATGTTCCTGAACTATACGATCCCGCAAATGCATTTGGACGAATGAACCAATATCCTCATTCAATTTCTACAAGTACAAATTTAGCTGCTCCATCTATCGCCGGACGAACACTTACTATACCATTACATTTCTGGTTTTGTGAATCGATTGGAGCTGCCTTGCCTCTAATTGCTCTTCAGCACTCTGAAGTTCAAATTGTTGTTGATTTGAACAATATGTATTCATTATTTACAATCTTAGATGTTCGTAACACATCTGCTAGATGCGGAACGCGTATCTCACCGGATACAAGTTCGTCTGCATTTTTCATAAATAATTTTCTATCTCCACCATCTTACTCTATAAATCCTGTCCCTACAAATCCTGATTTAAATTCATGGAACTTAAATCCTTTTATCGAAGCAAACTATATTTGGCTAAGCGATGCCGAATTGACTCATATAGCAAAGACAGATCATTCGTTTATTGTTCGTCAAGTAGATATGGTTCAGGCGAATGGTCAATACGGCGCTGGCAATGATTTGGAGCTTACTATGCGTAATTTGTGTACTCGTATTGTTTGGGTAGCTCAGCGCACCGATCGTGTCAATTTTAACGACTATGATAACTATACAAACTGGCCCAACGCTTACAATCCTCCTCTCAATCTTCCGTCTACATCTCTAGTTCCGTCGTATTCATCCGGTATCTTGCAAACGACCAACATAACGCAAAAAGATATTCTTCTTGAATCAAATGTTGTGCTGGATGGTAAGGAACGATTCAATGTAAAACAAACTGAATTCTTTACAGATCTGCCATACTATCGTCACCACACTGGTCACGGAACGACTAAAATACCTGGTATATACACATATTCATTTGCATCTGAACACGACGAACAGCAGCCGTCAGGTCACATTAATGGGTCAATGTTTAATCGAACTGTTCTTCGTAATACATATGTCCAGCCAACATTCACAGCTGTTCCGTCTACTTCAACTTCTGTTTGTATCTTGAAGTCAACTGCTGGAAGTGCAAACCCGACTATAGTTCTAAACCCGAACGCGACTGATCCCAGTACAGGAAAGAGATTGTATACAGCAGATGAGCTTATTACTGTAATTACGAAGTCAAACGCACAAACATTCAGCTACACATTTGACGTTCGGGCCTATGTTGAATCCTACAACTTCCTGCGAGTTCTCGGAGGCGTAGCAAATGTCGTATTCTCTTCATAATAAGGGATGAGCACAGGAATTACAATCGTAAATGCTTCTTATGGAAGTGGTTCATCTACCGTTGATGTTACATCGACAGTCACGTCGCATATCAAAGATGGAGAGTTAAATATATCTGTTTCTGCTAGCTCACTGAATGTTACGGACCCGGCACCCGGTCAGCCTAAACAGCTTACAGTATCGTATACGATCAATAATGGTTCTACAAATAGTAAAACAGTAACAGAAGGCAACACTCTGCATATTACTGCGCCCGGTCAAAAGACTGCAGATGGATTAATAATCACAAAGGCAGAATATGGCTATACTGGTAATTATACAGATGTAACGGATGCGATTCAAAGTTATGTGTCCAATGGAGCAATCGATTTAAAAGTTGGACCATCCACTGCAGGAATCCCAGATCCCAATCCTAGCAAGAAAAAGAGCTTGAAGGTAACCTACACTCTCAATGGTTCCAGCAATACTGAGACAATTGATGATGGTAAAAAGTTTACTCTTTCTGCTCCCCCTCTCGACGCTCCGCCAACAAAGACTCCTCGTCAGCACGCGCTCAGTGCTATGG